CGGCCGAGAGGCTTGGTGTTGAACTTGATCGAGACATTATTGAGCAGCCGATGCTTCCGGCTGATCAACCAATGCCCCAGGAGGAGGCTTGATGGACTCTGAACGCGAAATGATCATCAAGGGCGATTCGAGTCGTCCTTACCCAAACGAGCATGCAGCAAGGTTGCTTGATCCAGGTCAGTACGACGAATTCCGCCGTCAAAACAATGAAGGCGGAAAAGGGGTTGATTTTATTTTTGGCATCAAAGAAGGCGAAGATGGCGCCGAATTGCAGGCGATTCGTTTTCGTCTTGATGAATTTTCAGCAGCGGAAGCTCGTTCATGGCTTGAAGAGCGAAATTACGAGGTAATGGAGTTTGAGGAGGCTACAGGTGATCGCTCTAAAATGAGCGAAATTGAGGACACTGATGTGACCGAAGAACGCGCTGCACCTGATGCGCTAAAGACCGGAGATTTCGTTTCGTGGAACAGCTCTGGCGGTCGCGCTCGCGGTCGCATTGAAAAGGTTGAACGTGACGGGGTTATTCCTGTTCCTGATAGCGAATTTACGGTTGAGGGTACAGACGACGATCCCGCAGCTTTGATTCGCGTTTATCGCGAGAGGGAAGCTACTGACACAATGGTTGGCCATCGTTTCAGCACTTTGAGCAAAATTCAGCCAATTCGCGAAGCCGAGCCCGAGGGTCGTCGTGATGTCGAAGGCGGCAAGTTTCAGCGTTCTGAAGTCACTCAGTTTCGGGCTCTAGATGATCGCAGCTTTGAGTTCCCGTTCAGCTCCGAGTATCCGGTTGTCCGGTATTTTGGCAATGAAATTCTGAGTCACGAATCCGGGTCAGCTGACCTTGGTCGGCTCAACGATGGCGCGCCTTTGCTTTTCAATCACGATCCCGATCGTGTTGTCGGAGTTGTTGAGCGTTCTTGGGTTGATGAAGACAAGAAACGCGGCTATGTAAAAGTGCGCTTTTCGCGCAATAAATTTGCGCAAGAAGTGCTTGATGACGTGCGGGATAATATCTTGCGCGGCATCAGCTTCGGTTATTCCATCGACAAGATGGAAGAGCGAGGCGGTGACTTCGTGGCAACCCGTTGGTCGCCATACGAAGTAAGTGTGGTCTCTATACCTGCTGATCCTACTATTGGAATTGGCAGGTCTCTTACTGAAGAGATCGATGTTCAAGCGGCCCCAGCCGCATCACCAACACCTGAACCCGAAATGGAAAACACTCCAGATCTGGAGGTGATCCGGTCCGAGGCCGTCGAGGCCGAGCGTACCCGTATCGCCGCCATTACTGCACTGGGCGACAAGCACCAGATGCAGGATTTGGCTCGCGAGCTTATCATTGGTGGTCGCACCATTGACGAGGCCCGTGCAGCCGTACTTGAAAAAATCGGCTCTCAACCTGTGGAACAAGTCATTCGTTCTGCTGACATCACCTCTAACGATGTTGGCCTCTCCGACAAGGAGACCCGTTCTTTCAGCTTTGCCAAGGCTCTGCATTACCTGGCCAACCCTGGTGATGCTTCCGCAAAGCGTGCTGCTGAATTCGAGATTGAAGTCGGCAAGGCTGCTGCCCAGCGCTACGAGCGTGCTTCCAATGGAATCGTGATTCCTAATGAGGTGCTGCGTCGTGACCTCGTTGTTGGCACCCCCACTGCAGGCGGCAACCTCGTTGAAGATCAGTTGCTTGTCGGTAGCTTCATCGATCTGCTGCGCAACCGTCTGGCACTGGCCCAGGCTGGCGTGACCATGCTGAGCGGCCTGCAAGGCAACATCAGCATCCCCCGTCAGACCTCTGCTGCTACTGCTTACTGGGTTGGCGAGAACGCTTCTCCCACCGAGAGCCAGCAGGCAATCGATCAGGTCAACATGACCCCCAAGACTGTGGGTGCTTATGTTGATTACAGCCGCCGCCTGCTGCTCCAGGCTTCCATTGATGTGGAAGGCATGATCCGCAATGACCTTGCTCGGATCATCGCTCTGGAGATTGACCGTGTTGGCATGTACGGCACCGGCTCCAGCAATCAGCCTCTGGGTCTGATCAACACCACCGGCATCGGCAGCCAGAGCTTTACTGGCTTCGGCACCTTTGATGAGTACATCGGCATGGAGACCGATGTTGCATCTGCTAACGCTGATGCTGGCAGCATGCGTTACATCATCAACGCTGCAGCTCGCGGTGCCCTGAAGAGCACCGAGAAGGCAACGAACACCGCAATGTTCGTGTACGAGGACGACGAGATCAACGGTTACCCCGTGATCGTGTCGAACCAGCTGCTGAACAACGACGCGCTGTTTGGCGACTTCTCGATGATGGTGATGGGCATGTGGTCCGGCCTGGATCTGACCGTTGATCCCTACGCTGGCGCTACTGCCGGTACGGTTCGCGTGATTGCAATGCAGGACGTTGACATTGCTATCAAGCAGCCTGTGTCCTTCTGCTTCGGCACCTGATTATGAGAATCGAGATCCTGCGTCAAGTCATGATCTCGGGGGAGCCGGTTGAGGCCGGCTCCTTTATTGAGGTCTCTGAAGCTGACGCCAATTTGTTGGTTGGTAGCGGCAAGGCTGTGATTGCACCTGCCGTGGAGAAGCCCGCCCCCGTAAAGGTGACGGAAGAGCCTAAGCCTGCTCCCGCGAAACCGGGTCGCAAGCCTAAGTTTGTTGCACCTGCCCCATCCACTGAGGACTGATCATGGCAATTCTTTCTACTGGTCTTGAAAAGCTGCAGCATCTTGCTTTTGCAGCTACTGCCCAGCGCACTGCTGACCTTGATGGCACTGCTGTCGACATGAATGACTACGAGGGCGACCTTGTGGTGATTCTTGATGTCGAGAACGGTGGCACTTCGACCCTGGATGTAAAAATCCAGTCGAGCGACACTCAGGGTGGTAGCTACAGCGATGTGACCACCGTGTTTAGCTTGAACGGCACTGAGCAAGCCTCTGCTGCTGTGGCTTTCACTCAGGTCAGCACCTCTGCTTCCAAGCAGTATTTGGTGTTCCCTAAGGGTGCTGCCAAGCGTTGGATTAAGGCTGTGTCGACGACTTCTACCTCGACCCACACCTATTCGATCAACGCAGTTGGCTTGAAGAAGTACGGCTGATTTTCGCTTGAAGCCTAGCCCTGGATCCGATTGGATCTAGGGCTTTTTTGTGTTTAGAATTTTTTCAGCGGACTTCTATTCATGGCTTTTTCTGAGGATTTAACAGTATTTTTTGATTTGCAGGGCTTTGGTGTCCCAGTTACGCATGAAGGCATTACAGGCGTTGGCGTGTTGAATACGCCTAGCGAGATGATTGCAGACGGAGTTGTTTTGACGACTGATTACAAGCTCATGGTTGAATCTTCTGCTTTTAATAATTTTCAGTACAAAGATAAAGTAATTGTCGACGGGGTGGCCTACCAAGTGAGAGAGCCAGTGCTGCTAGATGACGGTAAAATTACCGAAGTAATGCTGATGAAGGTTTGATTATGTCTGAAATTTATGGGTCGTGGGCAAGTAGGCGCAAAAATATTGTAGAAATGGGCACCCTGACAGCCGTTGGCTCAACAAGCGCTTTCGAGGTGTCCGGCAACAATTTAACTATGGTGCATAAAATTGTCGGAAACAATGTAAAAATTAAAGATGAAGGCAGTCTTAATGGAACTGACTGGTTTGACCTAGACGCAGAAAAAGTCTATGGGCAAAGTGGCGTTGACGCGCATTTTTATCCAAATAGAATTGTCAGATACGTTCGATCAACCATGACTTTGTCTGGAGTTGGTGAGAGCGCGACTATTTCGATGGCCTGCGATTAGGAAAATGAACCGCGACACCTTTAAAAATTGGTTGAAGGTGATGCAGGCCTTGGAGGAAGCAGGCAAAACAGATAGCTATATTTATTATCGTGCAAAATCAATTGTGACCAAGCAAATCGACCCTGGCGCGTTTGGTCCGCTCCCCAAGCGAGGATTCAATGACGACTAAGCGTGAGCAAATTTTGCAGGCAATTGCGAAGCAGCTTGCAAGTACTTCTGGCGTTGACGGCAGGGTTTACAGAAGCAGGGTGACAGCTACTGAGCGCGCGCAGTCGCCGTCGATCATTATTGAACCAATTACCGATACTCCCACTCAGAACACAAGCCTGCCGAAGCTTGATTGGAGCATGAGGGTCAGGATTACGGTGGTGACCAGAGGGGACATTCCTGATCAAATTGCAGATCCAGTCATCGAAAGCATGCACTCAAAAATTATTGCCGACCTTACGCTTGGTGGCCTTGCAATTGAC